AGAATTTGTTTCTGGACAATATACTAGCGTTCCAGTTAAAAAAAAATAAGTAAAGAAAGCGAGTAAAAATGAATCAAAAATGGATTCCTGAAATATTTTATGAAGAGACAAAAGAGGGTTTAACTAGAGGTCTTCCTTTTGTCAATATACCAAAAGACAAAGCAATGCCTTCAGGACTTTTTATTTGTGAAGTAAGAGATGCTGAAGATGATATGAAGGATCTAGCAGTTCATATGTTTGCAAACATGACAGTTTTAAAAAATCAGTTAGATCAAGAAAGTTTCGATAAAGTAAGATTTGCTTTAGGTCTAGAAAGCTTAGAAGTAGCTACACAAAAAGGCGAAAAGATTACTGAGGAGCTTACAAAAATAAGTAAACAATAATTTGTACATTATATAATCACTTATATAATATAATAAAAAGTGAGTTTACAATATGTACGAAGTAGGACAAACAATATATACTATATTAGAGGATAAATATAAAGTTGTACCTCTCAAAATATCAGAACAAATTGTTACAAAGACACTAGAAGGTGAAACTGTTTCTTATAAAGCAATGATGCCTAATAAAAAAATGTCCAAAGTAGATTTAAGTAAATTAAAAAATATTTACACAGACATAGATCAAGTTAAAAAATATATGTTAGACAATGCAGAATCTGCAATTAATGAAGTTCTTAACGAAACTTCAACTATAGAAAACAAATTTTTTAAAAAAGCTCTTTTAGAAAAAGAAAAAGAAATTGAAGAATTAAGTGCGTGCAATAATAATGATTCAAATAATATAATAAATTCAAATGATCCACCGACTAAGGAAACAGTTAATATAGACTTAGGTGATGGACAAATTGGAAAATTAAACATTAAATCAATAGATGAAGTATTGGATCAAAAAAAAAATGAACATATTACTCCTTGACGCCTACAACTTAATTTATCGTGCAAGATATAGCGGAATGAACAAAGGTGACCATTCGACAGTATTTAATTTCTTTAGAGGACTTAGACCTTTAGTAGAAAAATTTAAGCCTGATGTTGCTTATTTTGTATTGGAAGGTATGCCAAAGAAAAGACTTGAGCTTGATCCAGAATATAAAGGTCAAAGGACATACGACAATAAAGATGGCTTTAGAGAACAAAGAAAACAAATAATCAACATAATGAAAGAGTTTTTTCCAATTCAATCAATTAAACATGATGATTATGAATGTGATGATGTAATTGGTCATCTAGCAGAAACGCTCAAGAAAGAGAACAACGTAACAATAGTTTCATCAGATACAGACTTTATTCAATGTATTGATGAAAATGTTCAATTATACAATCCTGTTAGGAAAAAGTTTTTAGAAAAGCCTGAATATGACTATATTTTATGGAAGTCTTTGAAGGGTGATGCATCTGATAATATTATTGGCTTTACAGGAATTGGTGATAAAAAAGCACAAAAACTTTGTAATAATAAAGATCAATTAGAAAAATTCTTGCTTGAAGAAGGAAGAAAAGAAAAGCTTGACCATAATATTACAATGATTAAGCTTCATGACTTACAACATGAAAAAGATACATTTTTAATTCATCCTATGCCTATACAACCAAAATGGGGTGTATTAAGAGAAATATTTGCAAAAATGGATTTTAATTCTATGGTAAGTAAAGATACAACATGGAAAAAATATACAGATACATTTCAAAATTTATTTTAAGGAGAAAAAATGACAAATTTAAGCAGTGAAACACAACAAGCATTAAGATCAAACAATATAATTTCAGAACAAGAAGTTGCAATTATGACTGGCGACTTATATGTTGCAGAAAATGTTTTGACAAAAGAGAGAAGAATGCTTATGACTAGTCAAATTAGTCAGTTTATTACATCAAACAATATTACAGAATCAAAATCAAAAGCACAATTGTTAAAGGGATAAAATGTCAGACCTTATATATTTCGATGCACATGCACAAAGTTTATTAAAATCAGGTGTTGCAAAAATTTGTGATGCTGTGTCATCAACTATGGGACCACGTGGAAAGTTGGTTTTAATAGAAAAACAAAATGAACCTCCACATCTTACAAAAGATGGTGCTACAGTTGCAAAACACATCAATTTATCAGACCGAGTTGAAGCTTTAGGTGCAAGACTTTTGCGTCAAGCATCGGAAAATACTGCAACTGTTGCTGGTGATGGAAGTACAACTTCTACTGTATTAGCAAAGGAAATTTATTTTAAAGCTTCACAAGCCTTGCAGACAGGAGTAGGATCACCATCAGAGCTAACAAGTTTAATTTCTGAAAAATCAAACTTTATTATAGACTATTTAAAAGATAAATCAAAAACAGTAAGTTCGAATGAAGAAATAAAGCAAGTAGCTACAATCAGTGCTAATGGTGATGACTACATTGGTGAACTAATTTCTGATGCAATGGCTGAAGTTGGATCAAGTGGCTTAGTCACTGTAGAAAAAAGTAAAACAACTAGCACAGACTTAAACTTAGTTAGAGGAGTTAAGCTAGATCGTGGATATATTTCACCTTACTTTATTACTGATACAGAAAAATCAAAGTCTGTAGTTGAAGATCCTTTGATTATAATTCTTGGATGTAAGCTTAATTCTTTAACGCAAATACTTCCAGTTTTAGAAAAGGCACATCAATCATCGAAACCTGTTTTTATTATTGCTAACGATTTTGATCAAGAAGCTATTCAAGCGTTAATTGCAAATGTTTCAAAAGGTTTGTTACAAATTTGTGCAATTAGGTCTCCTTTTTATGGAGAAAAAAGAAATCAAATTTTGAATGATTTAGCATTAGCTTTAGGAACAAAAGTTTTTCATGACTTAGAAGAAAGTGAAGTTAATAATATTCTTCTTTCAGACTTAGGATCTTGTAAGAAAATTGAAACTAGTCATGATACAACTTTATTTGTTGAATGTGCTTCCTGCGAAGATTCTGAAGAAAAAACTAGAGATTTAGAAAAACAATTGGAAAATAAGTCTTTAAGCAAAGAAGAAGAAGCTTTTTTAAAGCAACGACTTATTATAAACAAAGGTGTTGTTGCAGTACTTTCAATTGGAGCTCATACTGAGTCTGAACTTCTTGAACTGGTTGATAGAATTGATGATGCACTTCATGCAACAAAAGCAGCAATTGAAAGTGGTTTTCTTCCAGGAGGTGGTGTAGCCTTAGCTAAGGCAGGATTACACTTAATAGAAGAATCAAAATCAATTGATTCTTTATTAGAAAAAACTGTTATCAAAGTCTTAGCTGATGCTTGTATGTCTCCTCTAAGAAAAATATTAGAAAATGCTGATAAACCTGTTGACTATATTTTTGAAATGATTAAAAGACAATCAGAGTGGAATTACGGTTATGATGTAAGATCAGAAAAATATGTTGACATGATTGAAAGAGGAATTATTGATCCTCAAAAAGTTACAGCAACTGCTCTTAAAAACGCTGTAAGTGTAGCCAATTCACTAATTTCAGTTGGTTGCGTAGTACTAGGTGAAACAAACTATGGGAATGAAGTTCAACTAGTACAACTTTCTGATGATATGTATTAATATAGATATCTGAAAGGATGCAGCTATGAATGATTTGTGGGATATGTTAATTATAAAAGAATTAGAAGAAAAAAGAAAACAGCAACATGAAGAAAGGCCAATGCTTCAATTAGAACTTGATGATTATTATTATCAAAATGAGAACAACAAAAAAGAAGAAAAAGAACCCTCACGTGTAATAATTATTGATTTGTAATTATTATACATATAAAAATGGAGAATTAATGACATTACTTAATAGTACATTTAGTGAAATTATTAAGAGTAATCCTCTGCTTACAAAACAGCAAGAGTTTGATCTTTCTAAAAAAGCCAAGAATGGTGATATGACTGCTAGACAAAAATTAATTGAATCTAATTATAGATTAGTTATATCAATAGCAAAAAAATATCACAGAAAAAATGTTGACTTTGATGATTTATTACAAGAAAGCAGTATGGGTTTACTAAAGGCTGTAGATAGATTTGATCCTGATTTAGGACATAAATTTAGTACTTATGCTTGTTGGTGGATTAAACAAGCTGCATTACAATATATTAATGAACAAAGTAGTGACATTAAAGTTCCTACACATTCTAGAATGTTGTACGCTAAAATTAAGAATAGAGTTAAAGAATTAGAAAAGCTAAACGGGAAAATACCTTCTCTTGAAGAAATATCTAACGACATTGGTGAACCTGTTAAAAAAATTAAATATACCATTAAAGCAAACAAACCTTCAGTATCTTATGATAACTCTAATAATGATGATGCAATTACTGTAAAGGATAAACTTGCTGATACTTCTTACTTTTCAAATCCACATGATAACTTAGAAAAAATGGAGTTAATAAATTTAATAAAGAAAAATTTAAAGCTATTATCTTCTAAAGAAGAAAAAATTATTCGACTTCGGTTTGGAATCGAAGAAGATAAAAATGATACATATAACTTTCCTGTAACTCAAGAAATGAAAGAATATTTACTAAATGAAAAATAAAAAATATGTAACAGCAAATGATCATAAAGGTCTTGACTATAGATCTATAGCAGAAATTATGACAGCTAGTGGAGATAAAATGAATCACTCTACAGTTAGAAATATTATCACAAAAGGTTTTTCTAAAATTGTAAAAGGTATGTCTGAAGATTATGATTTAAAATATTCTGATGAAAAAATAAAAGAAATTGCACAGTCTCCAGAATTTCAAGATTCTATAATTCAAATAATGAAAGGTAAGTAATGGCAAACATTAAATATGAAATATTTCAAAGCAGAAAAAGATTTAACATAGTTAACTGGATTAAAGCAAATAGCAACAAATCTTATGAAGACTTTAAAAGTTTTTTAAATACAAAAAGTGTAATTGCGCCAAGTGAAGAGTATTTTCAAAAAGCATTAAGTTCAATTGAAAAAAAAGAAGAAGTTGAGTTAAAGCCTGTAGAAGAAAGCAGAAAAGAAACAATTCCAATTGACGTTGAAATATCTATTCCTGAAGTTAAACAAGAATCAAGTGACTCTTTAGAGGAAGAAAAACCTAAGTCTAGAAGAAGACGAAGAAAGAAAGAATCAGATGAAAGTTAACTGGTTCGGAGTTTTTCCTGTAATACAAAGTCGTCTTTTCAAAAAGTCT